GGATATGCAGACGGAAAGAGCTGGGATTATGACAAGGCATTAGTATTAGCAGGAGATTGGGACTTTGCAAGGTACGGAATACTTCAAAATATAGAGTATGCAATATCCGAAGATGCTACATTGACTACTATAGTAGATGGAGAAGGCAACCCAATCAATCTATTTGAAAGAGATATGTTTGCACTTAGAGCTACAATGCACGTTGCATTTATGACGCTAAAAGATGATGCTTTTGCTGCATTAACACCAAAGAAGGTTGCCGCTAACAACGGAGGGGATAATGCTTCATAAGATACTGAAGGGTAGGGTATAACCCCTATCCTTCCTTCTTTAAGGAGATGATGTTATGTTAAAGAAATATATAAAGGGTAAGCACATAATACGAGCTACAGATAAGGCTTATAATGTGCTTTATAAGGCAAAAGGTTATAAGCCATATAAAGAAGCTGACAGTTGTATTGACTATGAATCAATGAAAGTAGATGAATTAAAGGAATTAGCCAAATCCAGAGATATTGAAGGCTATTCCAAGATGAAAAAGGATGAGCTAGTGGAGGCCCTAAAGGGGTGATGTGATGTATGTAGATTATGAATTTTATCAGAATACCTATGGTGGGACATTGACTGCGGATATTTTTGCTAGTTTAGTAGTGTCAGCCTCTAGCATAGTAGATTATTACACCTTTAACAGAATCAAAGAACCTGATACCAAAGTTAAACACGCAGTATGTGAGCTTATAGACTATTTAGCAGAGCTAAAAGCTACAGGCGGAAAAGAAGTAGCAAGCGAAACCGTAGGAACGCACTCGATAACGTATGTAACAGCTAAAGATAGTCGGGATCCAATTAAGGCTAAGCAAAGGAGCATTGTAGCTAAATATCTGGCACATACCGGGCTAATGTATAGAGGTGTTAGATGATGCGTACCAATACAGATATAACGATTTATAACAGATATTTTGATAAGGCTACTAGGCTAGATAAATACCAACGGGCTATCCTTTATGGCGTATTTTGGGATGAAAGAAAGGCTGTCAATAGACTACAGAGTGGGCTAGAAGATGCAGATAAAGTAACGATCATAATACCATTTACAGTAGCAGCAGATAAAAAATATGCACCACCTAAGGAATTTGAGAAACTAGAAGATAAAACAGGTTATTTCACTCTGCAAGAAGGAGACAGAGTCGTAAAAGGAGCAATTGACTTTGAAATTACAGGCAAGGTATCAGATTTAGATAAAGAGTATGAAGCATTTACAATTATATCAGTAGATACCAAAGACTTTGGGAGCCTTCATATGAGGCACTGGGAAGTAGGTGCTGGATAATGGATATTAAAACTAGATTTATTATCCATGACATACAGAAATCCATAGCCAAAAGAGGATTAGAGGCACAAGGCAGAGTTCAGCAATTCATCGATAGCGAAGTATTAAGGCTATGTGACCCTTATGTGCCTATGGATACTGGGCACTTGAAAGGAAGCGGTACTAGGCACACAAGAATAGGAAGTGGCAGAGTTATCTATAAAACTCCTTATGCGAGAAGAATGTATTACAATCCTCAATATAACTTCCAAGGCGCACCTATGCGTGGTGCTTATTGGTTTGAGCGTATGAAGGCAAACCACAAAGAAGAAATACTAAAAGGTGCTGCTAAAATAGCTGGAGGGAGGGCAGGAAGGTAATGATTATAGAGAAAATAAGAGAATACTTTTTGAACTGCCCTATCCTTGATGAGTATGCTAGGCTAAACATTGATTTTTTAGGTGTAGAACCTACTCAATATACCATTGAAGGACAGCCGGTTGATCCAGTCATACAAAAATATGTAGACGGTGGAGCCTTAAAACAATATGTGTTTGTTTTTGGCTCCAGAGAATATTATGGTGCTGATGTATTACAAAATATTGAAAATAGCGGATTCTTTGAAAGATTTGCTGAATGGGTAGAGGAGCAATCTGAAAAAGAGAATCTACCAGAGTTAGAAGGCAATAAACAAGCAATTTCAATGGAAGTATTAACTTCTGGATACCTATTTAGTGCAAGTGAGGACAATGCACGTTATCAAATACAAATGAGATTAATTTATTACGAAGAATAGGGAGGTTTTATGATGTTTGCAAAAAGGTCAAGTAAAATAGCTTTTCTACAAGCCGAGAATAAGTTTTATAGGATGAAAGGTTTTACCAGTTTATCGGTTAATAAAAATGCTGGTGAGTACACTAGACAGTATGTAGATGAGGATTTTGAAACAACTGATGTAGTGAGAATATCCACATCAATGGACTTTAACTTTGACTACATGCCATCTAATCAAGTGCACGAAAAACTAGTTGAAATAATAGACGGAGAAAAGATTGGTGATGATGCAGTAGTTTCTATTTTGGTTGTGGATTTTTCAGAAGCAGGCACAGATCCAGACAGCTTTAAAGCAGTAAAACGAGATTTTGTCGTAGTACCCGGAACTGAAGGAGATTCTCTGGATGCTTATACTTATTCTGGAACCTTTAGAGTAAAAGGGCCTAGAATTGAAGGGGAAGCTACCAGCACTGACGATTGGCAAACATGCACTTTTACTGAAAGCAATTAAGGGGGCTTAAATCATGCCTAGAAAATTTGAGTTTAGAGATAATACGTTAGAACTAGATATAGCGGGCAACATATTTCAAATAGATACAACAGCTCCTGAGACAGTCCAACAAATACAAAAGTTTGCTGTTGAAGCACAAGAACGAGCAACTAAGCTTGCCAAAAGAGACGATTTTTCTGAAGCTATGAAAGAGGTAATACAATTTTGTTTAGATACTATAGATTCTATTTTAGGCGCAGGAGCTGCTGAAAAAATATTTGCAGGCAGGAAAATTAATCTTTATGACTGCCTTGATGTAATCAACTTTATTGTTGAAGAAATAGAGGTAGATAGAGAGGAAAGATTTAAAGCTTATTCGCCTGCTAGAATACAAAGAAGGGCCGCTAAAAAATAAAGATGAACATCCTGATTGATTTACTCCCTGAATATGTAAAAATAGATGGGGAGAAGTATGCAATCAACACAGATTTTAGAGTATCAATCCTTTTTGAGCTGCTTATGCAGGATAGATCTATTTTTGACAGGGAGAAAATATATATAGCCTTAGATCTGTACTATCCCCAAATACCGCACGACTTAGTGCAGGCAGTTGATAAAATGCTATGGTTTTATAGGTGCGGAAAAAATGATGAGGATGGTTCAGTAAAAAATGGTTCACCTGCTGGAAGTGGGAAGGCAGGCATGATATATTCCTTTGAACATGATGCGGAATATATATATGCCGCCTTCCTAGACCAGTACGGGATAGATCTACAGGATATAGAACATCTTCATTGGTGGAAATTCCGTGCTTTGTTTAAAGGTCTAAAAGAAGATAATTTAATATGTAAAATCATGGGGTACAGATCTATTGAGATAACAAATGATATGAGCGATAGCGAGAAGAAATATTACCGAAAAATGAAACAAATATATGCCCTCCCTGATAACAGGACACAGGAAGAGAAGGAAAGAGACTTTATAAATGCTATAGCTAGTATTTTTTAAAAACTAGTAATATACTAATGAAAAGTAAAATAGCACCTTAATAGGTGCTTTTTTCATGCTTAGAAGTAGGTGATGGCAAGTGTGAAGGCAAAGAAGATATGGTATAGATGTCCTAATTGTAATCAAAAACTATTAAAATATGATGAAATTAAGGGAAAAAGTAAAGATGTTTATATAAAGTGTAAGAATTGCAAAAAAGAAATTGAAATAAAAATCGAGTAGTAAGTGAGCCATTGAGCCGCTACTCATGCCTTAAGGGAGAGAGGTGAGGGTAGATGGCTGATGGCTCTTTAATATTTGATACTAAACTAGATGAATCTGGTTTTAAAAAGGGTCTTAATAGATTACAAACTATAGGCGGTAAGGCACTTAAAGCAATAGGCACAGCCATAACAGCAACAAGTGCAGCTGTAGGAGCAATGGGTGTTGCTGCTACAAAGGTTGGTATGGACTTTGAAAAATCCATGTCAAGGGTTGCAGCACTATCTGGAGCTACAGAAAAAGAGTTTA